ATGAAAACAGAAGACTTTGTTAATTTCGCAAGATTAGCACTCACAGGTAGTGATAGCGACGTAAGGCTTTACCTAGGGAAGCTAATCCGAAAAATGAGAAAATCAGATATCGAAACCGCCGCAAAACTTGAAGGCCTCCTAAAAACTGAGCCCAAAAGACAAAGCCCAATAATGCGCAAGGGTTCCACAGTTTTTCCAAACAACACACCGACAACATCAGATGATATTCCGCTAATTAAGAAATTTATTGATAATAAAGCTGACACCCCAGTTTTATCAGAAGATATCAAAAAATCACTAGAGCAAGTAATCCTTGAAAGAAAAAACGCTACGCTTTTAGCAAGTAACGGATTATCTCCTTCAAGCTCAGTCATCTTTCAAGGCCCCCCTGGTGTTGGTAAAACAATGACCGCAAAATGGTTGGCAGATCAATTGGATGTACCTTTTTACATTCTTGATCTAACTGCTGTTATGAGCAGTCTATTAGGAAAAACAGGCAATAACCTACGCAATGTCATCGATTTTGCAAAATCTCATCCCTGTGTATTACTACTTGATGAAATAGATGCAATTGCCAAGAAAAGAAGTGACGAAGCAGATGTAGGGGAGCTTAAAAGGCTCGTGACTGTAATGCTTCAAGAACTTGAAGACTGGCCAGGTAACGGTCTACTAATCGCGGCAACTAACCACCCAGAATTGGTTGACCCTGCACTCTGGCGTCGATTTGACTTAGAAGTAACGTTTGAACTACCAAGCAATGAACTTATAGAAGTAGCAATTCAAAACTTCTTGAGCCATGACTATAAACACTTCGAACCGTGGATCTGTTTTATGATTAATAAATTCAGTCAATCCTCGTTCAGTGATATCAAACGAACAATCAGTAAACTAAGAAAACAAAGAATTTTAGAGCCTAAATTTTTTGAAGAATCACTAACACAACAATTACTTCCAGATATTGAATCAATGTCACAGAAGGATAGGATTGATACTGCAGTGAGACTGGTTTCACACTTTTCAATATCACAACAAAAAGCTTCTAAGTTGACCAAGGTTAGTAGAGATACGATAAGAAAAAGACTTAAAGATTAATTATAGGACGCAGTTATATGGCTAAAAATAAAAACTACCTAATTGGTCGAGCCGAAGTGTTAGCAAGTTTAACACCAGCGCCAAAAATGAAATTCGATAGAGAACCACTCTATTCAGTTGCTGAGTCTAGAGCTAGATTAGAACCTCAATTAATGAATGTTTGTGATGAATTGAATAAACTGCCACCAGAGCTGTGTCCAAATGATCTATCAGTAACTCGGATGACCTTGCATCCTTCATTTATCGCTAAAGGACATTTTCCAAAAAAAATTCTAAGAGAAATGGGGGTGCAATCTATTGGCAGCACAAGTTCAGATATAAAACCAGATCGTTGGACTCGTGTAGGCGAACCAGAAACCTGCCCTTCGACATCTCTTTATTTATCAGGGAAAAGACAAGATTTAATCCAGTTTTCTCAACAACTATCTCAATATAATGAGGAGTCACCAGGTGTCGCTGACCTCGAAAAAATCTGGAGCATCGAGGTTATAGATGCTGAGTCTAAGATAAAAAAAGGCCTCCCTCAGTCTGCTGAAGGCTATTTTGAAGTTGGCCTTCAACTACTACCTGGCCACAATTCCAATTCAATTAAAAAAGCTTTCGTTAAACTCGCAAATAAACTTGAATATGAATGTAGAGTCGACCTCAGCTTCGACGTTTCAAACTTGTGGTTTTTACCTATAATTGGAAATCAGAGCAATTTAACAGAGCTCGCCAAGTTTTCATTTGTCCGAGTTGTTCGTCCAGTACCGGCAATGCGCTCGTTCAGGCCTATAGTCAGAACCAACTCAATGGGTTCAGGGGTAAATCTTCCAACGGCTCCCCCATATGCCGCCGATGTAAAAGTAGCAATATTGGATGGCGGTTTACCTGAATATTCGGCAGTTCAACCATGGGTGAAAGACTATAGACTCAGCAATAATTCTGCAACAGACCTAAATGGTGGGCCCGATCATGGGTTAGGAGTAACATCAGCATTCTTATTTGGCCCATTAGACCCAGGAGAACCAGTACCTAGACCATTCTCATATGTAGACCACTATCGTGTTCTAGATAATGATATCCATGGAGAAGAGCCACTCGAACTGTACCGAACACTAGGTCATATTGAGGAGATTTTACTCTCACATCAATACGAATTTCTAAACCTAAGTTTGGGGCCTGACCTTCCTATTGACGATGATGAAATTCATCCATGGACTTCACTATTAGATACTTATTTAGCTGATGGAAGAACATTCTTAACAATTGCTGCTGGAAACAATGGGGAAAATGACTCTTCTCTTGGGTTAGATCGTATTCAGGTACCATCAGATTGTGTAAATGCTATATCTGTCGGAGCTGCTTCCACACAATGTCCTAATTGGCAAAAAACCATCTACAGTGCTTCAGGTCCCGGTCGAGCTCCAGGACGTGTAAAACCAGACTTAGTCGCTTTTGGGGGTTCTCCAAAAGAGTACTTTCATGTGCTATCTTCTGAAATTACGCCAAGTGTTATACCTCAATGTGGAACAAGTTTTAGTGCTCCATACTTACTTCGGAAAGCTGTCGGCATCCGTGCTCTTATGGGACATGACATAACCCCTTTAGCAATCAAAGCATTACTTATAAATAACGCTAACTCAAATGGCCACTCTAAAGCGCATGTGGGCTGGGGGAAAGTGCCAAAATCGATTGATTCATTAATTGAATCTGCGGATGGAGAGGCTAAGATAATCTACCAAGGTGAATTATCTCCGGGTAAATACCTCAAAGTTCCAGTACCAATCCCGGAAGCTGGCGTTGATGGGAAAGTTACTATCTCGGCTACGTGTTGCTACTCTACACCTGTAGACCCTCAAGATACTTCAATGTACACCAGAGCTGGCGTTGAAATATCTTGGTCTGTAAATGATAAAAAAGAGCCGTTCTTCAAACAAAAGAAAATTGCCACTGAAGCAGAGTTACGAGCTGACGCAGCAAAATGGGAATCTGTTCTACATGCCGAGAAAACTAAGATCGGAAGCAAAATGAGCGAACCCACATTTGAAATTCATTATATGGCTCGTGAAGGTGGTGCTCCTGTGAGTTCTTCAAGAGCTGAAGTGATTAGGTATGCATTTGTTGTAACGTTGAAAGCTCCCAAACATAAGAAAATTTTCAACGATATATTAGACACTTACGCGAATATACTTACAGAGATTGAGCCACGAATTACAACAGACATACCTGTTGAGGTTTAGTGACTCAAGAATTGAAGAGCAAGGGGAGCATTCGCTCCCCTTTTTGTTCCCCCACATACATCTTGAAATTTTTAATTCAAAAGTACATACTAAAACTTCACTGGCAAAATCCAGTGACGGGATTGGTCTCCTGAAACTCAACAGGCGCATAGTCGCCAGCTTTCCGCTGGTTTTTTTATGCGTGCGGTTCAGCACATCCAAATTATGGTGAGCTGGGTGAGAGCGCTTCGGCGCACCGTATCCTGTTGGGCGGCAAGACCAATCTCACTCAGTTCACCACCCAATGGTTGGTCTCGTTGCGAGTGGTGAAGTCCTCATTGCTTCAACAGGAGGCTGTTATGCCTAAACAATTATCCGTACCCTTCCATGGTTCTAATCTTGTAATCGTTGAACACGAAGGCGAACCTTATACCCCAATGAAACCCATTGTTGAAGGCATGGGAATGAGCTGGGGAACTCAAGCCAGAAAGCTTCGCGCAAACTCAGAACGATGGGGAATGTTCCTAATGAACATACCCTCAATAGATCCACATAATACTATCTGTTGCATCCCACTTCGAAAACTCTTCGGCTGGCTCCAAACACTTCAGCCCAATCGAATCCGTGAAGAAATCCGCGACAAAGTAATCCAATACCAAAACGAATGTGATGATGTTCTTTGGCGATACTGGAACAACGAAACCAATCAGCTCCCTACCTCAACTCCACCCCGTGTTACCACCAAACTTTTAATGACATTAGAAAATGGCCGCGTGATCGGTACAGTTCCGATGAGTGATGATGTGATGGTATTCGAGCGTTCAAGAATTCCAGAACTGTTGCGGGAGCCTGGTTACTTTTCTATTGAGGATTACGCGAAAATTGCTGAAACAGCGAATTCTAGGTTGGCGATGTTGTTAGCGGCGAAGGGAAAAAATTGTTGAGTTGAATAGATAAAGGCGCCAATTGGTGCCTTAGTCGTTTGTATGACTCTTCTGCTTTCAAAAAATCAACAACTTGCATAACTCGCCTCGCAACATCTAGGCTAGCTTTATCAAGCTTTACCCAAGTAGGAATAAGTTGGGTATCTTTAAATGACAGCTTACTTTGTGCTCATTGATCGACAAAAAAGCTAGCCACTTTATTAAATACTTGTTTAAAAATTGAGGGCTTCTCAACCACGGGCTTTATTGGATGCTTATCAAGTTTGGCGCTTGACTCTGGCTTAACATCAACAGTCACCGTTTTTTGTTTTGCTTTGTCTACATCCACAGTTATTTGGGGTTCTGTTGACGTTTGTGAGTTCAAACCATCAATGACTTCATGAGACTGAATATTGGAACTATTGTCAGAGGTTGACGCTTCATGGTTATCATCCGGTTTAAGCTGCTGGATTTCTATGGGGCCCCCTAAATATTCGTTTCGTGGAGGTAGGTTTTCTTCAATTTCTTCGACGAAAGGTATGTTAGGTTGGACGCGTGATGAATTTTCGACTGGCGGAACAGTTACCTCCGCTTTTCTGTTAAAGCCCAAATAGTTGTTTTCTAATTTTACTCGCTCTCCCGTAAACACATACAGGAACTGGGCATAATCGCATTCAAAAATATGCTTCTCAGACTCATTTTGTCTACCAATAAAGTAAACTGAAGCTACTTCGTTTTTTTTCTGTGCCAGCGCCGCAAATCTCTGAGCTCTTTTCAGTTCATCTACGATTGCATTACGTTCACGATTAGACCACTCGTTACAACATAGCTTTAACTCAAACCATTTTGAACTTTGAGGTTCTTTCACATTTAGAGTTATAGAAATGACGTCCTCAGAGGTGAATAATTCAGAGGTATACCTAAGGTCTGCGTAAAAAATGTGACCCGGTTTGTAAGACTCTATATTGCTCCAATTAAAAATCTGTTGAAAAACAAAACGATATTTACCTTTGACATCAGGTAACGTCAATGGCTCCAAGGCGTTATTCTCAACATCTTGCATATAAAAAATTGTTGCCGCTGCGACACTACTTGAAAGCTTACCCTGCCCCTTACCGTTGCCCTTCTTACCAGTAGAATTACCATTTTTTGTATTTGTTAATGTATTACAGGAACCGGGTCCACCGTTTCTTTTTAGTTCACTGTCATCTTTTGGTAACGTGATCTCAACGACTTTAGGCAAAACCCAATTCTTTCTACCTTTAGCGTCAATAGCTTCTCTACCGCCAAATTCAGGTGAGAAGCAACACCCCATGCTATGTCCATCGAGATACTTATAATATGGCTGATAAACGTTATGCTCTTTATATGAACAAGGAGTGGCTACATATCTACAAAGTGGATTGGGACAAAAGTACTTTGATTTTTCAATATATACGTTTGGAAACTCTTTGAGCATAAAAGCGTATTCAATATTGTCTGATGTCTCATTATATGCTCGATCCATTTATGACCTCCAAACCAAATATTCCAATTTGTTTCATATGTGAGATGGAATTGCAATTTTTATAAAATTAACCAGACAAATATTAGGCATTGATCGAATTCACTGGCGTTACGCATCACGCTCAGTCTTGGTTCTTCCAGCAATATTGTAAAAATCTTAGGGCTGGTGGTGACCATACAACCCGAAAAATTTTCATTTCGTGCGGTGTGGGCCCGTTTGAACATTTATAGGCTCCAGAAGAACCTATCTAATTAATTTATATACATAATCTAAAATCACCCGTGAGCTCTCATAACAGCGACAGCACAATCAAACGCTTGTTTGATACGGTTCAGCGAGAAACCAAACGACGATACCGAAACTCAACTCCACCAAAATCTAACCCAACATTTACTCTTGTTAGGTAGCATCTCAGATATAAACTTCTCAAAAGAGAACTTGCCCAACTTGGTGACAAATCACATCGCTTAGCAATAAGTTGCGCTGTCACTTCTTCATGCTGTTTTATCGAATCCAATACTCTCAATTGTGTCTTACTCAACCTCACCCATTTCACCTGGTGCGGAGCAAGTCGCGCAGCCGCCACTAAAACGTGACTCAAATCACCTTTTTGCTCAAAATTACCCATACTAATACTGTCCTCTGCTATTCATATTTAAATGTCTTTTAATGATTGATCTAGATGATCTTTTTGCCATGACAAAATTATTCAAATGTAGGCAAATAACATGACCGCCAGCAATTTTTTAGCCATTGATGATAGGATCTTAGTGCTTCAAGTTTTTGCAGTTCAATGTGAGTATGGATGTATGCCTGGTCTAGTTTTCCTTTGGCATGGTTGAGCAGCGTTTCACCAACTAGGTAATCTATACCTATATCAGCCCAGATAGTTCTCGCTAGCTTCCTTAGGTCATGAGCACACCATTTACCCTTTGATACCGTTTTAACTAACTCCGTAGCGCTGACGCGAGATATTGGTGCTTTATCTCGTTTGGTTTGTGGAAAGACATTGTTACCCTTGTAATAGTTAGCTAACTGCCATGCTTTAAACGCCTTTAACAGTTCGACCATCTCGTCTGTTAATGGGTAAATGACCTCTCGTTTTGTCTTCGTATCATGCTTAGGGATTTTCCATCGCTTAGTTTTGAAACAGACGTTGCACCATTTGGCTTTACGCGTTTCACCAATACGTGAACCATGGCTAACCATCAGTAGACCTAGAACTCGGGCAAAAGGATCTGATGTGCAAAGCCCTTCCAATAACTCTTGAGCATCGCCTGGTTTAAGGCTGCATCCCTTTGCTTCAATTTTGGCCGTGATGAAATCTGTAAACACCATATCGGTTAATGGGTTATGCCCTATCATCTTTAACTTCTTCGCCTTTTTGAAGGCAACCTTTAAAGCCTGAAAGATAGATCGAATATAACTGATTGAGTAGTTGTTCTCCCTTAGCGGTTTCATCAACAACTTCTCAATTTTCCGATGAGTCAGCTCAGCAATTCTTTCCCCATGCAGTCTGGGCACGAGGTGAAGGTCAACCATACATTTGAGCGAGATGATCCGTTCTGCAGATAAGTGCTGCGACCGGTTCTCTCTGTCTAGATGCCAAACCAACAACTCATCGACGGTTTCAAACTCATTAAATATCGCTCTTTTGCCCTGAGCGAGATCTAAGACGTAATAATTGAGTACATCAAACACATGAGGGGCTGAGAGGTTCGGGTACTTCCCTAGCGTATGAGGCCTCTGATCACCGTCTTTATATTCCATATAAACCCACGAACCCTGCTCTCGATTCTTACGAAAACGCAAGTAAAGCGAATAACGCTCATCTTTCAACTGCGTCACTCTTGGGTCTTTCGAGTGCTTTCTAATTTGCGCTTCGGAAATCTTACAGCGAACAGTAGCGGCATGATGAACACCGGCATTCAACTTAATCATTCTATTCTCCCGTTAAGGTGGCTTTAATACTCATGCGCCTTGGTTGTAAGCCTTGGCCTGAAAACGAAACGCTGTCTATTGAGCACGTTCCTTGGAATGCACCAGGGAAAGAGCTATCGAGAATCAATAGCCCCTCCGCAAATACCGCTGGGTTTGGCGGCGCTTCGATACTGAGCTTTCGTCCCTCTCGCTGCATTTGTCTAAGTTCGCTCGCGCATGCCTGCTCTGCTTCTTGTTGACTGTTTCTGTCTTTACCTATCGATTTAAATGGCGCCTTACCTTTTCTCACTTCCTGTCGAGTGCCGTCCTCAGTCGAAAGATAAAATGCTTTCACGCCTGTAACATCCGTTCGACCATCGAGGTCGATACTTACATTGGTGAAATTGGGCAACTTCGGGTTATTACCACTAGGTTGTGACAATGTAACGGTTTCAATATCTTTGCCACTTGCACTTCTTGTTTCTCCCTTGGGAGCAAATATGAAACGGCCATCGATAGGCTTGGCGACGGCATCATATTGTTTGGCCAGTCGATAAAGGAATGACGGTGTACTTTCATCAGTGCGATCAATATGCTCGATTTCAATTTTTTGTAATCTCGGATGAACAAAAGCTTGAAAGCCATGAGGGGCAACATTATCCGCCACGATTTGAGCAAGTGTTGTGTTGTCCCAGCTCATCGACTTACGCTCTCGATAACCGGTTTCATCTTTAATACTGAATGGGGCGACCGATAGCACCAAGACGACTTCACGCGGATGTAAACTGATTGAACGTTTCGATATTTGAAATTCATCACGTAGCACCTCCCCCAAATACACAGAGTACTTCTCACCTTTCGGGGGAATACCGTCAATATCCTCAGAATTGATCGTTAAAGAAAGGCTATCGCCCTCAATTCCGTTGCCATCAGATAGGCGCCAGGATTTAAGGCGAGCCAATAACAATTCGCTATTTTTACCTACTAGTTTGAACATTAATCCCAAGACCTCGTGACAGATTGAGTGGGTTTCACAATGGATATTTCAGGAATATGGACATTGGTATCCGCAATGAAGGCATCACCACGGACATGCGGATTAAGGCGATAAAACTCGATCTCTAACAGATCACTGTCTTGGCCTGTTTGTTTAAAAAGTAAATCGGTGATTAATTCCCCTTTACGCGCAAATATTTTCATCCACGAAACTCCAGTAGCTGCAAAGACATATCAGTCACCATGGCGCGACCATCGTGGATAAGCTCACTGCGCCCCTCTTTAATCTGCTTAATCGTCCAACGGCCAAGGTTAAAACCTTGGCCATCGCTCACTTGTTGAGGCTCATCAATCAAGGCACGAATCGCATCCACTGATTTAGCCGCGCTGTATTGAAGCCATTTGGCTGTGATGTCTATCGTTTCAAGTGGTCTGCCAGTTCGCTCTGAACGCGCATTATCAATGAGGCCGACTTCGGAATAAGCGCCCACCGTGGTTCTATCAAACTTCGTTATGGGCGTTTTATCTCCAACCGAAAACACGAACTCCCCAATCACTAAATGATGCATGGTTAACCTCTATCAATAGCAGATACGTTAATGGAATCGTCGATGGTAAGCCCCGTTAAAGAGTCATATTGAGACTTCATTTGTTGGTCAATTTGAGCGGTAACCTGGGCTGCAATTTTCTGTTCATCCATACCTGGTGCGGCCTGAATAGCGACGTCAGTTTTAAAGATGACATTGGGGGTTTGACGGATGAGAGATTCGTTTTTTTCTTTCTCGACTAACTTTTCAGATACCGTTTCCGAAGCCATGAGTTTATCGTCGGGCGAATCCAGCTTATCGCCAAACCATCCCCCTAAAAACTCACCACCAAGATCGCCTAATAACGAACCGGCTAAACCGCCTATCACAGTACCGACACCAGGGAAGACCATAGTTCCGATAGTCGCGCCAAGACTGGCCCCTCCGATGTTGCCAAGTAGCCCACCACCTTCGGCCAAGGCGGTTTTGGTATCGCCTTCGGTGACGGCCGTTGCGATATTGCCGGCACTGATCGCCATATCAAGCGGCCTAAGTAATTTGCCTAAGCCTGCTTTACCCGCACCTTGAGCCACATCACCAGCTAGCGCGATGCCATCTTGCGCCATCGCAACGCTTGGCATCATCGCTAATGCGCCACCGCCTAACGATAATGGCAAAGCGCCACGGTTGGCCGTCATCATTGTGCTCACCATGTTGTAAGCTCGAGCAAGTGGGTTTCGTGAACGTAACTTACGTGGAGGCATTCGGCTTTTTGACCGACGACCACTGGCACCCAAACCACCGCCACTTCCTCTCCCGCCACGACCAGAGCCCATACTCATCATGGCTCGGTTTAACCGGCTAAGTTGTTTCGTTGCAAAAGCCGCTGCTCGGCCACTTTGTTGGGTTTCTCGGTTTAAGCCCTTTCGAAACAAGCGCCCTTTATCGAGGGTATTACCAAAGATAAGGGAGGCGGCTTTGCCTGCTAACATCGCGCCTTTGAACGCCAATAAGCCAGCAACACCAATTCCAACCGCAGCCGTAACGCCCTGGTTAGCTTCGGCAAAATCCGCCAATAGATTGATGCCATCACCTAATGGCTCAAGTACCCAATTGAGCGCAGGTAAAAGAGCGGTACCAACGATCACGCTTAAACGGTTCACCTTGTTGATGAACTGAGAAATGCCGTTTTCACTGGTGTTTATTCGTGCCTCATATTCGTCTTGTAATGACTGAATATGAACGTCTTGCCCTTGCTTAGCTAACTTGAGCGTTTTACGAAATAGATCCGTGTTACCCGCCAGTGAAGCCACAGCCCCTTTCGCTTCCTCACCAAAGATTTGAGTGATTAATGCACTTTGCTCTTCTAATGGCGCATCTCTTATGGCTTCAAGCACTAGCAATAACGTCCCCGAAGCATCGTTTTGCATTGATGTGGCGAGTTCTACTGAATCGAAACCTACGGTTGATAACGCGGTTTGCTGCGCTTTGGTTGCTGCGCCGCCAAGAGTGAGGCGACCTGAAATATTCTTAAGTGCGGTTGCAGAGCGTTCTTCCCCCATACCTGCAGACAACATCGACGCCGAAAGCGCCGCGGCTTCATTAGCGGAGAACCCCGCCATTTTGGCAGACGCGCCTTGCCTAGCCATTACGCCTGCAATGTCGTTAGCTTTCGCATTCGAGTTGTTCGATAAATGGTTGGCAAGGCCAGCAAGGCCCATCGCACCATTTTGATCTAACCCTAATGCTGCTTTAAATACCGCGAGGGTTTCACCCGCTTGGCCAGCTTCCATATCGAAAGCGACACCCATTTGTGCAGAATCGAGCACGAACTGTTTTAACTCGGCTTTGTCTTTGATGCCGCTTTGCCCACCAGCTGCCAACATAGCGTTGATGTCATTGGCGCTCATCGGTGTTTCAGTGGAGGTTCTTAGCGACCAATTACGCATGGCATCTGCTTCTTCAGGGGTCATATCGACCACCTTTTTCACATCAGCAAACGAGCTTTCGTTCTTTACTGCCGACCACACCGTCGCCGCTATTGGTGCAGCAGCCATGGCAAGCGACGTCGCTTGACCGCCAATCTCACTCAATTTTGCATCGCGAGTATCAATTCGTGATTGAATTGATTTCATCTCTTTCAAGTGACGGTTTTGTTTGGCGATAGCCGCTGTGGCCTTTTCTGCCTGAGCTTCGAGCTTTCTTTGCTCATCACTCATGCGGCCAGTATTGATCCCAGACTCTTTTAACGCGGCGCCCAGCCCTCTGAGTTTATCGCGCTGCTTGTTTTGGCTATCGGTTAGCTGGGTAACCCGTTTACCTGCCGTTTTATAGGCCGCATTCAACTCATTGGTTTTCACCTTGCCCTGGTGAATCTCATCGTTAAACGAATCTAGCCGTTTTTGCGCTTCGTATAACCGATTCTTTAAATCAATGGCCCCTTCGCCCGAGGCCTTTTTCAGTTGAGAATTGAGGCCTTTTATCTCCGCTTGTGTCTTACTGTATTCAACCCGAAGACCCGAAGTTCGCTGTTTGTTGTCTTCCAGTTCTTGACTAAGGCGAGTCACCTTTGCTTTAGCATCATCAAGCTGACCGGCTAACTTAACTGCTCGCTTGCTGGCAGACTCAAAACCATTTAATTGCCTGAGCTTGCCATTAAGTGAGATCACCTCTCCACGCTGGCTTTCAAGTGCCGCGGTTAACCGCTCTGTGGCTGTGGTCGTTGAAACAATGTCCTCAAGACCATTGACGGTGGTATTCAGAACGAGGTTAATTTTCTCGGACATTATTTCACCCCAAGTTTGGCGAGAATAAGCTCATAACGACGCACCGCGACATCTTGTGGCCATCGCCTTAGTTCAGACTCAGATGTATTTCGGTGCATTGGAACGAGGTCGATTAGGCTCTCAACGTCATCGGGCGAAAGTACGCCGCCGATTGTTGAAAAAAAGCGCCCACCTGCGGTTTTAGCGCCAGATAATCATTGATTGAGAGAAAATCAAGATCGGACCTTTGCAAGCCCGTAATCACCTCAAACATGAAATCTTCACGCGCTCGCTCTTCGGTGATGTCCGCCAACACTTCGGAATGCGCGACTTTAGGGATGGCAAACTTCACCTTATTAATCTTGTCACCTACTTCATTTTCGAAAGGATGCAGCAAGGCAAACTCTACCGACTTACCATTAAGCTGTTCACCCTGCAGTTCATCTGATGGTTTTAGAATCAAATCACAGATGTCGTCATAGAGCTGATTGAAGTCAGGCACAGCTAAGGTTTCGAACTCTTCTTTGGTCACATCACTGCACGCCATAATCACGGCTTTACGTTGTTCGAAGAGCTGTTTAGCCGTGAGTTCTTGTTCGGCTTCGATGTGTGGCAGCTTACGGAACTGCGCAACAGGGATCGTTTTAAGGGTCACGCTTTCACGCGAGAAAAAAGTCAGTTTGCTTTGATTTTTCATGAATTTTTCCCATAAAAAAAGCCACCCGATTTGGGTGGCTTAGGTTTTGATTGCTAACCCCAAATTCGGGGTTAGCTCCAATCCTAACTAATACCTGCCGTCCCCATCAAATCCACACCGCCAACGATGGTCTTGCCCGTATCGACATTAATGTCGTGAATGACAGTACCCGTATCGGTGAGTTTGTATGCTTTACAGGTACCTTCAATGGTTACGGTTGGCTTTTCTCCCATCTTCACTGCATCTTTTTTGATGTTGGTGATTGGCCCGTACATCGAGTAAACCTCTTGGTACTTCGCCTGACTGGTGTCTTTGCCTTTTTCCGTCACGTTAATTTGAGCGTTATCCATAAAGAAGCGGCCAAGTGCATTTTGGATTTTTTGGTGATCACCACGTACTTTAAGCGTCCACTTAAGCGGCTCAAAGCCCACGACATCTTCAGACTCGACAAACGAGCCCTCGTTAGACACCGTCTTGGTTTTGATATCAACCGGAGTGAACTCCACGATTTCGTTCATCAGCGGCACAGATTCAATCTGCGCCGAGAGCCGCATGCGAATACGATCAGCCATTGATGACCTCCTCTAGCCACGCTTCGATAAGGCCGTTGTCTACACTCATTTCATAGACCATGTGCTCATTCGGAGCATAGCGACCATAGTTGACACACAAGTACCAACGCCCAGAGGTATAATTCTCTAGGTTGTTTTTGCTTGGGTGCAGGAATGCTTTGAATACTGGGATAACGCTCTGAGCCACCAAGTTTTGGCCCCAGTTCATTAAACGGTCAACAGCTTGATCCATGAACTCTTCGGTAAGCTGCTTACCCATCAGCGGTTGGCTGGTTTCTTCCAGCTTACGTGCCATCAAATCTTCCAAACCGACATGAGAAAGAAAGCGCCCAGTATTAGAGCGGTTGCCAATGATCGACATTCCCCCCATTCGTGTGCGAGCAATCGTCACCACACCATGCTTATTCAGGAAATTGGCTTGAGTGGTTTTATCGTTAATTTTGTATGAAACATTACGAGCAGTTTCATCACAAAGTACCCCTTGATTTTGGGGACTCTCCCAGCCTTCGACCGAGGCCATCGCTGCCACCAAAGCAATAGAAGCCGGCATAAGAGATTGCACGCCGTCATAGGTTTTCAAAAACCATGGGTCGATAATCGACAGTTTGTCTTGTCCCGTCCCTTCCGAGCCAAATTCAGCGGCAAACTCTGCAGCTGCCATATCATTGGTATTTGGGCCATCAAGAACCGGACGACAGCGAACGTCACGACCAATAAGCGCCAGCTTTTGACCCACGGCTTTCGAGTTAAAGCCTGGCGCCGCAATGATGGTTGGCGTTTCAGCGCACGCCTTAACGGTTTCAAGGCCGGTGATAGCTCCTGTAGAACTGTTTACCCCGCCGATGATATTCGCTTCAGTCACGGATACGTTCGCCTTGGCTTCCACAATCGTGACGTACACAATGCACTTAACGTATTCAAGTAAGTAGCGAACCACATTAGGCAATGTGCCTTGCCTGGTCCCAACGCCATCAAGCGATAACATCGCATGACTGTAATTCCATAAACGCGTTGGCTCGTTATAACTCAAGCCTGTACTCTTATTTGGCGCGGTACCGGTTAAGTGAACCACCTGTAATGCGAGTGGCCCCATGCTTGGTTGAGGCTCAATGGTGTTAACTTCTACCCCATTGAGCTCAAAATCTTGGATTGGCGTGAGCATTACTTGCCCTCTTTTTCCGTGGATTTAGACGACACCTTGACTTCAATCGCTGGCCCTAATTTCCCGTTTTGGATAAGGAAGACCGTTTGTTGAGGCAAAAGGTGGATAGTTTTTTCATTTGGAGACACCCAACGACCATTCAATCGAAACTCTTTGATGATCGGGTATTCCAATGTTTTTACTTTTGATTTCTGCACAGAGAAACGCTCCAATAAAAAAGCCCTTCACATTGCTGCAAAGGGCTTTGTCTAGATACAAAAAAACCGCCTTATGAGAAGCGGTTTATTGGGTTGGCTTTTCTGGCCAAATGACGTCATTTGGATTGGAAAAGTTTTGGGGTAAATCGCGAAGCGCTTGACGGTACGCTGCAAACGCAAGCTTCTTTTCATCTGTAATTGGAGCATCACCCACTTGAGTAAAATCCGTCTCCATAAGCTTTGAATGACGCTCTGCTCGAATAAGTTCCCATAGAGCCTCATGTTCAGCCTCTAGGCAAATCTCTGAAGCTCGATCTTCACTAAAGCCCATTTCGATCAAAATGCCTAGTTCTGCGGGCACATTGTAAAGTGTCTCTCCATTAGAATAAGTCAACTCTTTGATATAGTAACTCATGTCGCCCTCAGTCTTTTGTTACATAACGTTTATCGTTATCTAACGTATAAGCTAGACAACGCTCTTCATAGTCAGGGCCAAGAAATGGGTCATCTATATGATATGCCTTAACTTTCCAGTCAATTTCATAATTTGCCGGCGAAGATATTCCTGCTGACACCTCCCCCTCTTCTCGGCTATACCACAACTGATTATTGAAACTTTTTCTTACGTGATAAGTCAGCCCGCCTCTGAGGTAACACCCACTTCTCAGACCATGGTTTACGACCTGTCCAGAGATAAACCCTGAATATAAAGGCTTAGTACCGTCAATGGGGCGAGCAATACATTTCATGCCAAACTGAACGGCTCGGACAGTTTTTCGGTAGGTTTGAAAAAGTCGTTTGATGGTCAGATAATTTGCATCCCCACTTAATGGGTATCCCGCGCCTTCTATTTGCAGATTTAACCCTGCAATAAAAACATTCCTTGTTCCGAAAGGATCTAGATTTCGGTCTTCCAAGTACCTTCTTGAAATAGTGATTCTTGATCCTCCCTCTTCATTACCTGGCATTTTCCACCAGACTGGATAAAAATAGTCGGTACTCAACCCCGTCAAATCAATCACCGACTCATAGACACTTTGACCATTAATATCTTTTGCTTGAACTTCGCCACGCCAACGCTCAAAGCTATCTTTGGCTTCAACAAATGTTTGATCAATCTCCCCCATTTTACCTGCCACTTCTTGCGACAACGCTTGTGAAGCTGCTGTCTGCTCTGCCGAAGTTCGCTGTAAATCTGTAATCTTTTGTTCAATACTCATTAACCCAGCTCCGTTCTTAGCCGCTCACTCAGCAACAAATGCTGGTGAGCTATTTTAATTTGTGTTGTTCCTAAAGAGATCGTTGCGATAGCAGCGGTCAGCACCTCTTCAGACATCAGTAAATTCACATTCTCGGTCCCGACCTCGATTGTCACGCTGCTGCTCGGCAGTGGCGACACATCCAGTGTGAACTTCTGTAACCAACTCGAATTCGCCGATTTGTATGTCAGTAATGTATTCGGGGCGGAATACACCGCCAACAAAGTACCGGATTCTAAAAAGAACCCCACTTCACGAACTTCATATTCTTGGCTGCCTTTGAATACGGCGCCCATTCTCAATTGTGTTGGGCTGAGCTCCTCCCAATCTAAAATGACTTCGCGTTGAAGTTCGTTTTTCAACGCCTTCTGATCTGTCGTCGGTGTATAACTACGATCACCAACGGCAATGTATTTAATTGCCCCTTTTAGCCCTTGGTGACGAGCGCTAATAAGCTCAGCGAGCCCCGCATCGGTGTATTGCACGATATAACTCATCCTACTGCTCCAAATTCAAAATCAGTTGTAAAAATTAGGCGTGTGGCTGCGCACCAATACAGAGGAGCAAAGCCTGATGATGCTTTAATGTTACCGCTGCAGTGATCGTCTTTCGCAATAACGCTATGTTGCTTCACCGCTGAAAATTCAAACCCAAATTCAGCGCCAAGGGCCATAATGAAATCAACCGTGTCTCGCTCAGACTTAGTGCTCTCAATACGACTTAAGACTCGGGTTGTCGCCGCCTTATCAAGCGGCTGGTTTCGTTGCCATGCGATACATTCAATATGATACGGCGCGTGTCTTGGTTGCATTTGATGCCAAGGTGTCACTTCCACATCACAATCAATCGCATCCAATGCAATAGACAAACCAAATCGCGTTCCTGCTTTTCGATGAATATCAAACGCCTTATCCACCGTTTTACGTTGACTTTCTAGCGTGTCTTTTGGCTGCCAATCCGTTACACCTCGCTCACCCGCAAGCAAAGCCACAAAGGTTTTATCCGTCAATAGGGGTTGTTTGATGTTGGGATACGGACAAAAAGTGGATTGAATAAGTTCTGTCCAAGCAAACTCCAAAGCCTCTTCAATAAGAGAAGCATTATTGGGCTGGACCGATAGAAACGCCTTATTCAGAGCGGACATTCACCATCACCTCCGTACAATGTGGCGCTTCATCCCAAGCGCACAACACATCAACTGCCGGTGCTTGAACCTTGGCCCGTTTCGCACCCAGCTCATAAAAGATATGGGCCACTTCTTCCCGGTCAATGATGCCGCCAAGCCTTTGTGCTTTTTCGGCAAACTGCCAAGCCACAACGACCGCCGACTCTTTTTCGACCTCATTGTTGGGATCCGCTCCTGTAAAAAGCGTCACTTCAATTTGATAAGGTTTAGGCGTTGCCGCTTTTACCGTGACCTCATCCGACTCTTGCGCGATATCATCGCGATTTAAGTATTGTCTTGCTCTTTCAAGCAAGGTCGAACTTGGAACACCATTGGGTGATGTGTGGCTTAATAACGCCACACAAACTTTTCCTGAATTAGGTTCAAGCATCCTGGCTTGCGCATCTTTGATAGGGTTAGGTAAGGATGTTTCAGGAAACTCATAACGCATTACCAGAGCATCTTTTTCAGAGTTCACCGTAATGGTTGGCCGCTCTTCTAAAGTCATGGCATGAAAACGATAACCAAGCCGAGTACCGGTGGTATGAAACTGGAAAGGCGCCAAATCAAAACGCTGAAGCAAACTTTCATTAGACTCCATCACCGCTGGTTTTGCGGGGAAAACGGTATCATCACCGGCTTCAATAACTTGACGCTTCAAACTGTATTGCAACGCCAACAGATCCACCATTTCGGTATCGGTCACGTACTTACGAAACATCTGCAAAGCTTGATGATTCTGCTCTCGTATTTCAGCGGTTCGTTTTAAGACAAACGCTTGTGTCACCTGTGCGAGAAGCTCACCTTGATTATTAAAAGCTTCACGTAAGTGCTTCGCTTTATCTTCATCTCGCTGAGCGCAATATTTCACCGCAAAATTGATGTATTCATTCAGCAAAGATTCAAAGTTAGGCTCACTGAAAGCTTGAGGTTTATTACTCATAATGCACCACTCAATTGCAGAGGTTCCCCGCGCCATGTTCCCGAGACTTTCACTCTAAATCCATTCAAGTGTGGGATTGCTTGGCACTGAATACCTTGATAATCCGTTAACCCATTCAATGGGTTGGATAAAGCCTCTAGCGTTAGATTTTGAACTATCATGGCTTCGGTGGGTGTCTGCTGCTTTCCCAAACGCGAAACCGCTCGATTGCCAACGCCTCGGCGTTTTACTCGTGAACTGACTTCTGTCGTTAGTACCTTTGCAAAACGACAGCTCAAGGCACTGGCACCGGTTACGGTGTGTCCTGTTTTGGGATCAATACCAATCATTGTTGTTGCTCCGTTGGCTTGGTTTTCGCAGGACCAGGAAGTATGCCTGGATGATCGTGTTCGTTATAAATCTCTCGGTCAGCTTGCATCGAACGAGTATGATCGGTGACCTCTCCAGTAGCTTGATAATCCCCATCCTGCCAAGTATCACCATAGATCTTCATGCCCCCTGGATACCGGCAAATAAGAGAGCCGTCATCGAGGTTATAAAGCTCTGACATGCCGTTACCGTAATCGGTCATCACCTCGTTCTCTTTGACTGTTGGGCTTTGAAAGTGAGTAGAAGGTAATCCCATTAACGCCACGGCATTGTTTAAGTTGTCACCGCTTCCCAAATTCATCAGCAAACACTGCTCGTTAACTGAAGGGCGCCGATAATGGCTGACCCTTCCTGCCGCAAGCACAAAAAAAGGGATCCTCTTTACAAGATTATCCCCTGTCTGAATATCGACGGTGTTTGCCTCTGTTTTCACAACAACACCTAGGCGCAGTAGATTGGCCGAAGCGCGATTGTTCTCTTCTAACTCTTCGTGTAATTCAAGAACCTTCTTCTCTAATGCGCTCACATGTTTCATCAGCTTGGTTAGCATGGTGGGAGCCCCCATCAATGTAATGCCAGCTCTCTTCTACTGGGCCTAATCGAATACGCTGCTTCATCGTCACAGTTCGTGCAAACACCCCATTTTTTGGATCAAATTTGCTAGGAAGATTAGACACCACTACCGCACCGTCTAAATCGCTCGACGCACCAAATTGTTGATTCAGCAATTCTCGCTCTACACGCGTTGAAGCGTCCAACGCTTCCAAATCAAACCCATCCATGGATATAGGTACTTCAACCAAGAACCTCAATTCAATGTCATGAAGGTGACGCCCGTCGTTGGCATATTCATTCACCGGCTCGGCCTCGCCAATGTGATAACTGATGGTGGTGTTGGCCAACTCCACCGCTTGGCGTCGATAAACAGTATCGACCTTAAGCGTAAGCCGCTGCTCTAAGTGATTGACCACCAATAAGACCCACTCACGCGGCGAGCGAAAGAACGTGTTTGAATTCACGATGAAAAAACGCCTCAAATTTACGATTAATATCTGACAAATAGTTTTCAATAATCGAATCAACATCATCCGCAATATCGATTTCCACTCTTTCTATGGAAGATCTCGACTTACCGCGCCTTCGCCATACCAAGAGTTCATCGCTATCCATCGGAGAGATAAACGCGCCGACAAAAAAATGCTCACCAACACGGACACCTAAGCGGTTTTGAACCGGCTTACCCATTCGATGAACACCAATGTCACGGACACCAATCCACAGCTTCGATACACGACCGTTTTTGTACACTCGAAATCGCGAACGCAGCGCTTTATTATCAAGACTAAGTTCGTAGCCAAGCTCTGCCATCGATACCGCTCGTAACCATCGAGAAGTAAGCGAAGCCGCACGAAGCACCGCTTTCGGAATTTCTTCTTCAAACGCTTCATAACGACGAATAAACTCGGTATCTAAAAGCAATTGGGAACGACTAAAATTCAGACCACTCATGCTGCGCACCTTGGGGATCTAATACCAGGACATATTCCCTCATAAGCTGACTAGTGCCGTTGGGGCTTTTAGCCGCTGTATCAAAAACTAACCGGTAGCGTTTATCGCGATAAAGCAAAGTACAGCTTTCAGGGAGCTCAGAATCCGTAGCCAGTAAATGCACTTGATTCACGCCCTTCTCGTGACTTCGGATGTATCCAATCACTTCAATCTGCTTCCCTTGTGGTGTCATCACAAAAAGAGGACGACCAAAACAGCGTTGGATAGATTGACGAATAAGACGCCGAGCCGCTTCAAACTCGCTCATCACGAGTCGTTAAGTCACAAACTCAGTGAGTACGCCGCCAGTCAGCAGCACACCACCATCAATGAACACCCCAACCGGTTGAGACACGTCCCCCAATGTAGTGGGCTTTGTCTTGGTAAACTCACCGTTTTTAAAGTAAGCCGCTTCGGATTCAAAGCTCACGCTATCACCGGATTTAATCGGGCCATCAAAATGACCTTGTGTGTAACAGACTGCTGTATCACCGGCTTTCGCCGTAAAGTTGGGCACCACTAATAAAGTTCCAAGCAGACAAGGCACATCTTTCTTAAAACCGTCCGTTGGTACGGTAGCCACAATCTTTTTACCATCGCTTAAACGCATATTGTCACCATTAAAAAAGGGCGAGCAATGCTCACCCTGTAAATCAAATTAAACTGTTCTTCCAAGCTTTACTTAAAGGTTGCTTGGGCAATACCACGACGATCCAATACCTTCGACATTAAGTCGTAAGTAATACGGAACTTAGCTCCATCGCTGCTCCAACCCTCGCCCGTTTCTAGCCATGGGTCTTGCTGGCCATCTAAGAAGCCCATCACTACAGTATCAAAGTCTTTACCTGTCAGCGCCAGAGCGCCATCCACATCACCTAAACGCGCAGTTTCAATCACCTTACCGAATTTTTTATAAGCCGGGTTAAAGGTATCCGGTTTACTCGCCGTATTCAAAACCGCTTCAAACATTGAGGCATGATCTGGACTCGCAATCAGGAGCTCTCCGCGAAGATCTAACGCATCACCTTGACCCGCTTCACCATCCAGTGGGATGGTGGTTGCCGTCGCAAAGACCTTATGCAGAGCCATAATCATCGCCGCGTAATCACCTGCTGGAATGTCATTGATGAAGTTACCCCAGCCTTTGTCTTTGCCCGCTTTAAAGACATTGCCACCATCGGCCATCTTGCCTGCGAGGATAGCGTTAAACATCAGCTTGTCTGACAGACGATAACCGGACTGCATGAATTTACGAGGCACCTTCGCCACTAAGCCAATTTCGTCATTAATGATGGCATGACGAGTGAACTGGATTTCACGGCCAAAAGTCGCAAGCTGAATGCGCTCACCGCTGCCTTTTAAGACCGCCGCTTTGTACTCGCCATCTTCCGATACTTTCATCAAGTCCGGCGCGTCATTGACCATTACTAGCTCCGTTTCACGAAAATCCGTAAGGTTCTCCACGTTAGCCAGTTCACGCCACATCGGGGCTCTTGCTTGCGCTTCATCGCGCATCACAGTTCGAATACCTTCGGTGATGATGTCGCCAAAATCACCGGAGTTAAACGCTCGGTTCACCAATTCATTCTTGGTAATGGCGCTTCGAGCATTCACATCGAGGCAAGCGCGCGCCATGTTCAGTAATGACTCATGACCGAACGCGTTGTCTTTTTCTAAATCCGCAACACCACAACGTGCATTCAGCGCATTTTGCAGTTCGTCTTTGACATGGTTACCGTTGCCAAGTCTCATGTGCGTAGCCGTCAAATTCGCTTCAGGCTCTTGTTGACCTGCCGCTGATTGACTGCCAATACTGTCTAAAATCTTAGTGGATGCCTGTCCCACTGAGCACGATAAATCCGTCAGCATTTCATTGGTTAATGCCTCGCTGACGGTATGTTGAGCGCACAACGCACGAATATCTGTTTGGCGTTGGTTCTCTGCTTTTGCAGCGTTTTGTAATTCTTCATTTGGGTTCGGCATGTCGCTTACCTGCTTGGGTTTGTTTATTTGAGGTTCATTTGGCTGAGCAGACGCTGCCAAAGGTGTCGGTTCATTCGACTGTCGCGTTAGCGAATTCATCAACTCGCTTGGCGCTTGTTTGAAATGCTTAAAATCAGATTCATCGAAGCTCTGTAATGCGTTACTGAGGTCGACCGCTTCAACCACCTCATCGACAAGCCCCCAATCTTTAGCGGCTTGCGCGGTGAACCAGGTTTCGTTCTCCATGGCCGTGAGCACATCCTCAAGAGGTTGGCCCGACTTTTCAGCGTAAGCTTCAGAAATGGTCTTGGTCGCCGCTTGCAACTGTTGAAACGCTGAGTTGATTTCCTTCTCACCACCCCACGCTCCGATAGCAGGGTTATGGATCATCAACATGGCATTTTCAGGCATACTGATAGAGTCACAGGCAAGCAGGACATAAGTCGCAATACTCGCGGCCATGCCATCGACGATGCCCACCACCTTTCCTTTATGCGCCTTCAGTGCGTTATACATTGCAAGACCTTGGTAAACGCTGCCCCCACCACTGAGCATTCGCAATTCAACATCTTTATTATTGGCCACTTGTAACGCCGCAATGATTTCCATTGCATCAATATCCCAAGCACTGATGTCTCCATGCACCCAAATCTTAATCACATCGGCTTCATTCTTAAGCGTGTACCAGCTATTCTTTGGTTTTGGCATTGTTTGCCTCTTCTTTTTGATTGTTGAGCTTCACCGCATGAGCAGGGTCCGACGTACTTACGATGTGCATATCATTCATTTGTTGACGTTCAGATTGAATTTCGCGACGAGTCGACAACGGGTTAATATTACGTTCACGTTGTGCATGACTTAAGGAATGCAAACCTAAACGGGTTCCTTTTTCGACGCCTACCATTTCTTTGCTAGGGTCAATCCATGGCATCACTGGCGCCTGATAGATCGCATTTAAAATAGAGTCTCGCTTAACCCCAGCGGGTATGTTTACTTCACCGGCTAACATCGCCATCTGCAAAGCATGTCGATACTGTGGGCGAGTCCAACCTAAAACGAACTTTCGCTGCAGCACTCGATAGCGACTGAACGAATCAATTAACTCTTGGCGCTGAGCGGAATAACTGCCGTTGCTGTAGTCTCGGGTTACACTAGAGTTGTTCACTCCTGCGCCCCCACTGGCCAGTCGCAGCTGAGCATTTCGAAAAGGACTGCTCATGGTTTCTTTTCGATTGTTCTCCACCACCCCAGCATCTTCACCGGGTGCCAGTTCAAACGAATTCCCCATACCTAAAAACAAATCACCGCCGCGATCGAACGCGTCCGATGTATTTGAATTCAATGTCGGATCTCGTTTTATGTAATAGGCAAAACGACTCGCTATCTGGGCGCTAATCCGCTCAGATTGGTCGTAATCTTCGATGTCATCGACTAAATCCAAAATGGAATGCAAAAGGGAAATACCACGGTTTTGATGAAAGCGCCGTGTGAACTTTAAATGACAGACAAACTGCGCATCGACATCAACAAACTCAAACCCTCTTGAGTCTCTCTGAATCAAATAGCTGATCGCCTGGCCGAGCTTATTTCGCTTAATACCTTCAAACAGCCCCCCTTCAGCTTCCGTTATATGCGAAGGAATAAAATCAGGCTCAAAGGGCTGTACCGCAAAGGGCGTCTCTGTTGGGTAAATCAAATCACTGTGCTTACCCATGAACATTCGACAAAACACCTCGCCATCACGAAACCATGTTCGACCCGCAAGCCACTCAGTTTCCGCGCGAGAATGTTCAGCATCGATGTTTTGATTTAAAGAAAAGTTCTCCCACCAGATCATGATCGCCTGAGCACATTCAATATGAACCTCACCGTTATGGTTCAGTGGCTGAGGCTCGACCATGATGCCGTTCGGACCAATCACATTGGCGCAAAGCTCATCCAAAATGGCCGTGACAAACGGGTTGTTTTCATCCATGTGCCTTGCACGTTGATACACCGCTTTCGCGCCTTTGTTCAACGAATTTGAATCGCCTTTCGATTGTTTATTGGCTTTTTTGGTATGAGGATTTCGAGGGAGCGCTGCGTTGTATTTATTCAAAAGCCGTCTGTCGTAGGCACGTTCCAAGCCTTTCCGAGGACTGAATACGGCCACGAGCTTGTCGAGCAAGTTTTGGCTACTCAAGATAATTTCTCCGTATCATAGAGCGTCGTCCCCCTTGAGCTTGCAGAGCGATAATGCGCTGCAAACGCTCTATCTCTTTACGCACCGTAGCTAAACTCGCCAAGGTTAACTCTTCATCTTCTGCCGTCTTAACAGACTGTTGCTGTAATATTTTCTGTTCGGCTTCGAGGTACCACTGCAAACGCTCTTGATTGGTTGGTATCACTGAACTCATCCGAAAATACCTCTTGAGTGGTTATAACGTTTCTTAGGCTTGCGCTCGAAAACAGGCTGTAAGTCAGCATCAATCACATTCGGGTTAATCTGCCATTCAGACGCCCAAGGTGGTGCGCTTTCCCAATGGATGTCATCACCACCAAGAAAGTGCATCCCCGCTTCGGCATACGCGCATAAATCAAAACTCTCGTTACGCGTCTTATCAGGGCAGATCCATTGGCCTTTTTCATCAATGAATTCAGCCGTCAGTTCATCGAACCACTCTCTTTCCGCCCATGCAGGCAAATGAAAATATCGAGAGCCGAATTCATCACGAGAGTAACTGGCCACCACTCGGTTCTTAAGTCGACTGGTGTGCAGCATTAATAAAGGGATCTCACCATGCGCCAGTTTGCTGCGCTTATCTGGGTATGACTCCTTAATAAGCGAATCCATGTCTTTGTTACTGGCGCCTTTCACGAGGCGAAACAAATGTGACAACCCTTTCGCTTTTAGCCGGTTATAAAACTGGTAAGCAAAATCGGTCACGGAGGTTTTCTTGCCGTCTTTTTCAGAAGCCGAACCGCCAGAATCACACAGTGTTAATATCGGTTTCATGACTCGTCCACTGCCATCGGCAACGGGGTATGTTTTCTTGATCACCAGCTCGATGAGCAAATCCCAATCTTCAGCGTAAATGGCTGGATTAATACGGTCACCATTTCGATGTGGTGTCGTTAAAATTTCAAAACGGTCGATCACCCAGCGCTGTAGCCCTTCGCCAAACACTTGAGCTTGCACCACAAACCGAGCATTGGATTTACCGCCTTGCACATCGATACTCATGATCAAAAATCGACCACCGACAGGCACTACACCACGCAAATAAGAATTGCCTTTGGCTTTTTCCATCAACTCATGAGCACCAATATCTTGCCCTTGAGATTGAAGAATATAAGAGCGCCCCATTCGGGTATTGATGAATGAAATCAGTGCATCTTCATCGCCACTGTCTTCATAAATGGCTTCGGCATTGAGGTAGCGATACACCAAGTTTTGCCAACTGCTGTAAGCAGCTATCACGCCTTCAAACCAAAACGTGGCCCATTTGGTTGTGCGTATTTCTGATTCTTCTTCGACTAACTCACCGTATTGATTAACCGCGCCCTCACGAAACCAATGCCCACTCAGGTTCTTCGAATGTTTTTCGACTTCTTCAATACGATGTCCACACCTTGGGCAAGCCACATACGCGGTTTGAGACGAGAGCAAAGGATCCCCTTTATCGTCCCATTTTAAAGTTTCGAATTCTGGTCTAAAGTGAGTATGACAATCGTCACACGACCAATAGAAACGGCGTCTATCGCCTTGGTTGTACAGTGATGCGATGCCGCCACATGGTTGCGCCTCATGGGCAAGTAATTCTTCTTCCGGTTTAGGGTGCCTAACAATACGACCAGGAGAACTTTCGGCCATCACCATGCCTGAAGACTTAGCGTTTTGAACGCGCATTAACATCAGTTCAAACTTAGAGCCTTCTTGGCCCACGCCATCATCTGCTCTGTCGTAATCGGTCGCGCCGGCATAGCGATATGTTGAGGCCGATAAGCTGGTTTCTGTCGCGGAATCTAACTTGAGATTCATACCGTTTTTAAACTTTTTAGAAGTGATGTTATCGTCAGATTTTCGCCCCGTTCTTAAACGTGCAATACTTGGCGTCGCTAAAAAGCAGCGGTCTAAGTCAGACTTAGACATATCTGCCGCTTTAGTTTTAGTGCTGTAAATCAGTAGCATATCGCCAGGGGCTTGCGTCACGGTGTAATTAATCCACCCTTCAACTAATGCTTTAGTTTTCCCCGAACGCGCAGGACCCACCACAATCACCGCTTCATAAATACGCCTTGCTAGACAGTTCATTGGCTCCTTCATATAAGGAACCAATGAAGACAGAAATTTCGTTACGTCAGTACCATCTGAGATCCACAAATCTTCATCAGCAGCTTCAATGGGGGTTTTATCGGTTGGCGCACAAAGATAAGCGAGCTCGCGTCGAATCTTGCCCGCATCGGCGAATTGAACCCCAAGGCGTGAATCAAACGTGTTCAAGCCCATCGGATACCGCCTTTAAATCAAAATTAAGTAAGTTTTCTAAATCTTCTAGCTGCTGCGTTGTTGCCGTTGGTATCGCCGATTCAATACGTGTGATCACTTTGTCTTTAAAGCCCTTCACACCGGAGATACAAATCGCGATTTCATTTTCGTAGTCTTCTTTTGCAATGCACTCGCTTGAGTCTTTCTGCAATGCTAACTTCTCTCGCTCGGATTGAACGTAGGCTCTGAGCTCAGCGGCGGTTTTAAAACCCATCAAATCCGGAGCATCACTTTCTTTAATCATTGCTTTGCATAAATACGGGGCAACTTGAACCACATCGTAAAGGGGAATATTGCCTTTATAGGCGATAGGCTCAATGCCTGCAGACTTAAGCTTTTTTCGGATCGTAGAACGGTGATAATCGAACGCTTCCAACTCAGTTAAATTCCAAAGTCGTTTTTCATTGTTCATTGAAAGCCCTCTTGAATGAGTCTCGTCTCTCCGAGTGTCACGCCCTTATTCGCATTAAGCTGACGTTGCTGATTAATGAAGCTCTCTCAAACTCTGCTTGTTCCTTTTTGAATCTGGACTTGCGCTAACATATAAGGAGTTTCAGCAGCGAGCTGAATATGATCATGGCTAACAAGCAAGACAGCGAGGAACCCACGCTTGCACACCCTCGTAAGGAATGAATTGCGAACGACAACGGATGACGACCAACCAAGTAGTCAGTGTTATTCGCCCATATTTGTTATCGCACTCTCGTAGCCATAAAAGCCACGTAAATGCTCGATTTGGTCAGCGCAATTGCGCCAAGCTTCTAACCACACCGGGTCGCGCTCTACCGCTTCACCGTAGGTTTTAGGCGGAGCAGTAAAAGGCTGTGTGCAAGAAGTCAGATAAACCGCCGGAGGAAGAACCAACCGGTCTTGGTATTCAGTGATGACCTCAGTGGTAGTACAACCACTCAGAAGAATCAGGAATAGGCACATCTGAACATTCTTCATGAACCAGTACCTCTTTTATTTGGGTCACTGTGCGAATCGTTTCAGCATTCCGCTCGGCCTTAGCTAGCAGCAAAACATCAGCTGCCCGTTGCGCTTGCCGAACTTCATTACTTAAGGTTTTAACGGTGATAGAAAGTGACTTATTTTTGTTAAGTGAGTCTTGAAACTGCCCCTGAAGCTCACCGTAGCGCTTTGCTTGCACCTTGGTTAAATCAAGTAGATACGCAGAGAAAACGAAGCTACCAAGCAGCAAAATAACCAAACCTATCAACAAAGCATTTTTGATAGAGAAGTTCATGAAGCCCCTTATTACCAACCGTTCAAACAAGCTTGTTGTTCTAATTCGCGACGTTTCACGATCCCTGAACATTGGCTATCAGGGGCCCTGCAGTTTTTGCCGTTAACATAGACCCAACGTGAAAATTCGAGGCACGCTTTTAAAGGTTGGTTTTGGTTAAATAACTTAAGCATGGTGGAACGTTTAAAGTTGCCAACGCCAAGGTTGAACACAAAGCTCACTAGCACATCAAACTGAGCTTGAGTAACGTCAGTGGTTAGGTGTTTATTTACAGAATTTTCGGCAATTTTCACATCAGCGATGAAATTGCGGGCGATTTTCTCTTGGGTCACAGTATCGCCTTGCTTGACACCTTGAGTATGGCCAAGGCCATGAGTCCAGACTTTAGCGCTGCATCGGTAAGCTTGAGTTCGACACCCTTCGAAATTGGCAATATGCCTTAAGCCTTGTTGGCTAGTTCGCAAATCCGAAATTAAGTTAAAAGCAAGCGCGAGCACGACAGCGACTGAACACACACCCTTAGAGATCGCGCTTCGCATAAACTTTCACCGCTTTTTCTGGATTCGCTTTGATTATCTCTACGATCTTTTTTTTGTAATACCGGTTAGTAAAATAAGTCACTATCACAAAAATCAAACCTATTACGCTGACCCAATCTTGCAAAGTCAATGCACCAAAGCCTGCATAGGCCAGAGCACTCAGGTATGAAACGAAAGAACTGATTTTCTCTTGCATATTGCGCTCACAAAAAAGCACCCGGCTTTCACATGAAAACGGGCGCTTTGTCAGTTATAAACAGTAGAAACGAGAAAACCCCACCGATTAGGTGAGGTTTTCCAATATAGAAATACTGCCACAATAAAAAGCCAAGTTCAATATTTGAGCGATTAAATACCTCTCACAACTAAAAGTAAAAAACTACGCGTTTGCTTTACTCTACTCGAAAACGTAATTAAGCGAACGACAAAGTCACATGGTGATCACAGCTTTCCATTTGTGGGCGCTTAACGTTCAATCTAGTGATGAAATGGCTCTTTGAAAGGAGTTTAGCTATCCATTTCAAAGTAATATTAGCTTCATTCATAATACACAAATAGTTAAAAAAACTATCAATTATAATTGAAAACAGTGTTTTTAATTAACACATTTGAAAATATAGAGTAATAACTCTAATCTCCCTCTGAACTTTTGTCAGGCCAAATGCTGACAAATTATAACTGAGGTCAAATCATGAAAAAAACACTTATCACGCTTGCAATCATTACAGCGGCTCCGGCAGCTATGGCCGGAGCATATAGCCCGGCAATTGGCAATCAAAGCGTAACAAAAACTTTAGTTAATCCAAACCATCTTTCTATGCAAGATATGGGCGCATTGCAAATCAAACTTTCTCACATGAACAATGAAGCAGCAACAACAGCGGACCACGTTAAGATCTTTAACTCTCAAAAGCATCAGCTTCATGAAATAGGCGCCGCAACATACAAGATCCCTGCTCTAGTAGTTCCAATTGAACCGGCGATCAAGTCGCTTCAAGGCGCTACGCCGAAGCTTCACCCTGTAGTTCAAAAAACTCCGGCTTTAGCCGTTCCAATTGAACCAACACCGACTCTGCAAGCGCAAGTGCCAAAGCTACAAACTGTCGCT